TAGCACAATACAACTTCACAATTACTATTTCTAAGCTGGAAGCAGAGATTGCTGATTTACGCCAGAAGAATGATTCTTTATGGAAAGAACTTAATTGGAAGAAAGAAACAGCATGAAAACGTATGCAGAATTAAGAAAGATCAATGTCAATGAACATACAGAAAAGAAAGGTAACCTTACCTATTTATCGTGGGCTTGGGCTGTTGACAAGCTATTGGAGAATGACCCAACAGCAACCTGGATATTTGGAACTCCGATGGGTTATGCAGACACCGTAATGGTCTGCTGTAAAGTCACCGCCTTTGGCAAGACTATGGAGATGCAATTGCCTGTTATGGATAACCGTAACAACGCCATTAAGAATCCAGATGCCCGTAGGATTTCAGATGCTCAGATGCGCTGCTTAACAAAGTGTATTGCCTGCTTCGGGATTGCATTGTATTTGTATGCTGGTGAAGATTTGCCCCAAGAGGACGAAGAGCCTGTAAAGGCCACTCCATCCCCAAAGCCAGTCGCTAAGCCAGCTGAGAAGATTGCTGGTCATCGTGGCGAGTTTCAGATCGTCATTGACCCCCCACCAGCTGGAGACAATACAAACTGGCTAAAACTGGTCAGAGAATCATCCCATATGTTGCTAGACCTATGTGCTAGTGATGCCGATGTTATGACAATATTTAAGAAGAACAAGGTTCTATTTGATACTGTCAAAGCAGCTGATCCTCTTTTCTTTAAGGAAATGATGATCAAATTTACTGAAACCAAAGCTAAATTTACTAAGGAAGAAAAATGAGCTACGAACAAAAGCCCAATACTGGGGCGCTATTCCCAAACCAAAAGAAGTCAGAAAATCACCCTGATAAACGGGGAGATTTATTCTTAGACAAGACTTTCTTAATTGACCAGATGGATAAATCCAAAGGAGCATTGGTTAAGATTTCTATTGCTGGCTGGGAGAATACTTCCAAGAATGGCATGAATTATCTATCACTCAAAGCATCTGAGCCATACGAAGCACCAGCCACTACTGGCAATCCTTGGGAGTAATCATGAAACTATTAAAGCGTGGCAGACCTAGTAAAAAGTTTAGCCCTGAACTGATGCAACAAGCAGCTCAGAATGTCATGGATCGAGCCAAAGAAGAAGCTATCAGCGAACTAGAAAAGAAAGAGGCTCACGAGGCCAATATTCAACGATTGATTGCTGAAAGAGCTACTGTTCACTGGGAAGAAGTGGCTCAAAAGCAAGAAGTTGAGCTCGGTGTATTACGCATGGAAAACGATGAATTAGCCCGTATCTGTATGAATCGTTACGAAGAAATTGAGCGTTGGAAGTTTGTCATCAAATACTTGGAGAAGCGGATTGAAGACCTTGCAGTTTGAAGGCGTTAAGGTCGCTCTTAAACAAGACAAGACTGGCTATGTACTAACCCTGTCTATTCACCCAGACGATGCCCCTGAGGACTTACTCAGGGCGTTTGTAGGGGCTAGATATCAGGTTGTCATGGTCAGGATTGGAGAGAACGAGCAACCTACGGATCAATCACAGTATGCAGGCGATAGGGCTATTCGTATTGCTGGCCTACTGTGCCGTGATCCTAAATTTTGGAAGTTTCTGCACTCTGATGACAGGATCTTTGACGAAGACATGGAAGAGGCTACAGAATGGCTGAGAAGCTATCTTGATATCCCATCTAGATCGGATTTAAAGACCAATCAAAAGGCTCAGATACTATTGGATAAACTACATAAAGAATACACATCATGGATTCAAAAAAACTAATACCGTATTCTGTCTATCTTCCTGAGGAGCATCATCTCAAACTCAAGGATTTTGCTAAAGATCGCAAAGCTTCTGAGTTGATACGCAACGCCATTGGTATGCTGGTAGATGGAACCGATGTCTACACTTCAGGATTTAATGCTGGAATCAAAGCGGCTGCAAAAGTTATTTATGACTGCGAAGAAGCCCAGATGATTGCCGTCAAAGGCCGTGATTTGGGAGCAGTGCTGTCCGACAAAATAACCAATTTGGAGATTACCAAATGATTGAAACTGGGGGAGTGCACAAGATTAAGAAGCAGGATTGGATTATTTTGCGTTTGCTATTCTTGACGCTGACTTTAGATCCAACAATGGCAAAGGTAGAGGATGTTAAATTGACAATGGATTACTTGCGTAAACGCTATAAACATTGGGATCAGGATATTATTTTGCATTCATTCCCAGCCCTTAGTTATGAGCACGGGCAGCGGAAAACATTTATGGATAAATATAAAGATGTCCATTCTTTTAGAGCTTTTGCCAAAACTTTAGAGGTGGATTACAACTACCCAGACGAAGAAGCCCGTGAGAACGCACAACGCAGAACTTTTGGCGTACAAGATTACACAATAAGACCAGGAAACCCAAATGGATACTAAAGAACAAGACCCATCAAGATTGATTGCATTAGAAATCTTTCAATTGCTGGCGCCTAAAGCAGATACCGATGTCAAAGTCATCATGGCTGCGGTTTCAATGGTGCTCTCTACCATAGCGGTAGAGACAGGCTTAGAGGAAGAGAAGGCTGTTTATGCGTTTACAAGGTCATATAGAAACGCTAAGAGCCGTTTAAAACACGTTATGAAGCAGGTACACTAATGAATGAACAAGATCTCAGGGACTGTTTTGCCATGTTTATATTAAATGGCCTGCTGTCCCGCCTGCCCTCTGAAGAAATAGATCCTGCCAATGTTTGGTATTTAGCAGATTCTATGGTGGAATCTAGAGATGTTAAGCCTGCTGGGTTGCCCCCCATCAAACGGAGAAGAAAGAGTGAAGCTTAAGTATTGTTCATCTTGTATGTTGTTTCAGCCAGAACAAAGTGGAAAAATAGTTCAAACTGCAAACAAAAAATTAAAACGCTTTAAATGTGGTGGTTGTTTAAAAAAAATTAGTGAACGTAAATTTCAAGGGAAAGGCACAAAATGACTACTTTTACTACTGAAGACCGATTAGAAGCTGAAAAGGACTGGAAACAAGAATATGATAAGCTCCAAGAAGATTACAACAATCTCAAGGATTTATTTGATAAAGCATTAAATTCTTGGGCTAAAGACATGGAGAGGCAGAAAAAATGACTTGGAACCTACGGCTTGTAGACATGAAAGATCCCGAATACCCAGATCAGAATTATGTAGAAATTAGGGAAGTGTTTTATGACACTATGGGCAAGCCGATGGGTCATACCACTGCCACATTTGGCGGTGAGAACAAGCAAGACATTAAACAATATTTAGAATGGGCTTTAGAAGCATTAGAAAAGCCTGTTTTATTCTTTAGGGAAAAGACATGGACATCAAAGTAAAAATCGAAAAGGAAAATAAAGATGGCTCGGCTGATGCTAAAGTTAGTTTCGATAAAGAAGGACTTGAAGTCCTCGTTCAATGGGGACTTGTCGCTATGCTTACCGAAGCAGTTGGTCGATATGCCACTAGACCCGATGAAAATACGCCAGTTATTACTGGACGGCCTAAAAAGAAGAAGAAAGAATTAGATATTGATGGGAGATGTTGATGAGAGATGGTGGAAAAGGTGATGCACAACGCCCATTAGGCATTCCTATGGAAGAGTTTGATGCTAAATGGGATGAGATATTTAACAAAGACAAAGAAAAAGATAGTAATTTAAGCATTACTGTCGATGTTGAACCAGGAGAGGCCACAGTCACAGTTAATAAGACTTGGAGCTTCTAATGAACGCAAATGAACTAGCTGATGACATGGAAAACAGTAGATTCAATGACATCAATTACAACAAAAAGAAAGCTGCAGACTTTGTACGCCAGCAACAAGAAAAGCTGACCAAGTACGAACTGCGCCATGTTGCACAGCGTGACAGAATTGCAATACTAGAAATGCAACATAAACAGCAACAAGCTGAAATAGAGGCGTTGAAACTGCAATTACATACCACTTTAACTAATCGTGACTTACGAACCTATGACGGCAAACTAAATATGAACAATGAACCAGTAGCGTGGTTTGAGCAAGACCCTGATATGAAGTCAGTTTGGTATCAGGCTGACCAAGACAGCCCTAATGCTATTCCACTCTACACCCATCCAGCAAAGACACTAACAGATGAGGAAATAATTGAAATTTGGAGTGGCATGGAAACTGACACAGGCGAACAAAACATTATTTTTGCTAGAGCAATACTAAGAAAGGCACAAGAGAAATGAATGGTAACGATTTAACAATCAACCGAGATATGAGCCAATACACAATTTTGGCATCTCCTGAACCGATTGGATATTGGCAGATTACACCTGAGGTAAAAGGTGGTTGGTCTACAAGGTTTGCTGTGTATGCGCCACTAAATCCAACGCATATTAAAAACACAGAAGAATTGCTTGGTTGGAAATGGATTGATGGAAAGGCACAAGAGAGATGAACAATGAACCAGTAGCGTGGATGGATAAAGAAAGCAATATCACCATGATTGGTGGTATTTACCCAAAAAAGCTAGAGCAATATTTAAGCGTATTAGAATCTAGGATTATTGCTTTGGAATCCCATCCAGCAAAGACACTAACAGATGACCCATTGGTTAATTTCAAACCTGTATGGCAAGAAAAGTCTGAACTGACACTAACAGATGAGGAAATACGGAAGGTAGCAGATGAAGTGTTTAAAGACTACAAGAATTGGCATCACTACCAAATAGATTTTGCTAGAGCAATACTAAGAAAGGCACAAGAGAAATGAGCTCTTGGCTAATTATCGTTACAGGTCTTATTTATCTTTATATTGGCTGTGAACAAGGGTTTAAAGGCAATATTGCTTTGTGTATTACTTATGTTAGTTATGCTGCTGCTAACGTAGGTCTTTACTTAATGGCCAAATGACTGCCGTTCACTTACCAGCTCATGGGCTGACCTTCGTCCATATCCCTAAAAATGCAGGCAATTCTGTATTAAAGTGGTTTCATAATCATCGGGATCATTTAGGGCAAGTTATGTTTTTGGAATACCACCAAAGCTTGACCCAGATGGCCTGTTATCTTCCTATTATGCTAACCTTTGCCATAGTTAGAAATCCGTATGCCAGAGTTGTTAGTGGCTACTTATATGCCAGAGATGGGCAATCAGACTGGTGCAAGCACTATCGGGCTAAGAATGGGCTAGATAAAGACTTTCCTGACTTTGCTACTTTTGTAGATCGGCTTGAGACTTATAAGACTATGCACTGGTTTGACTCGGCCACAAATCAATATGAATGGATAGCCAACGGGGTTAATTTTCTGCTTCGGTTAGAAACCTTAGACGAAGATTTCAAGATTATTCAAGATTTATTAGGAATTTATACGCCTTTGGGTAAAGAAAACCATATTGATCAAGGGCGTTACCAGGACTACTACACCGATAAAGAGATAAAAAAGATATCTAAGGTCTTTGAGCATGACCTAGACTTCTTTAAATACTCATACTAGCTTTACTATCCCCATTCTTTTTATGTCTTCGTCAGATAGATCGGGGACAAATCTAAATCCACAGATGATTCTATTTGGCTGTTGGGCGTTGCCCTTGTGCAAGATGGTGGTATTGACCAGCGCAGCCCGTTTATCGTAATAAAGACGGCATATTTCTTTTGTCTTTTCTACTTCAATAAAAGCAAAGTTGCGGTCTGGAACCATCCCGAACTGGGCTGTGTCATGTAACACTTTGATATCGGTGCTATGCCATGAAGTGTAAGAACCCTCATAATCAATCAGGCCAATATTCAAGGACTGGGTTAGGTATTTAGGATCATAAGTATCAACATGAACCATGCCATCAGCTTCTGCCGTAGTTTTCTTGGTTATTAACAATCTATCGAACTTGTCTAATAACTGCATTTTTTTGAGATATTTCACAACTTCTTGGCAGTTTTCTATGACATCTTCTTTTGAAATGTTATAGGCCGTAGGATTTGTCCTGACTCCTGATTCGCCAGCATTAACCAAATCAATCAGCTCTTGCCTAATCACTTCTAAATTAGGAATATCAACGTAGCTGTAGAACCAGTTGGGATGAACGGGTTTATACAACAGGCTTTTTCCAAATGATGGGTTGATCTGATCCTGCCGTATAAACCTTAACGGGCTCTCCTGAATACAGATCGCTTTGACACGCTGCCCAGCAAGCTTCTTCTGCTTTATGACCTAATGCCATGACTGCTAGGGCTGCTGCCGTGCCACTGCCGATAGCATCGACATCCGTATGCTCCCAAAACTCTAGGTCTTTTCCAGCCACAAACAGCCCATCGTTGGATAACAGCATAAAGTCGGCATCGTTTTCAATCTTAATGACGGGTGGTTTACCCTTTTTGCCGTCTCTAAACCACTCTACGACCTTCTGAACACTCATGAGATCACCAGCTCCTGCCAGCCAGCCCTGAGGAACTTTAAATACCTTAGGCAGGTTAAAGGCTTTGGTATCGGAATCATCATCCGAAGTCTGGCTATCTGAGACAAGGATCTTGCGTTTAGCATCACCGATAATGGTTGTCATATTTCTAAAATCTCCCCACGAAACTCTACTTTATCTTCGCCACAGACCATAATTAGCTCGGGTTGTAGCATTCGGCCTTCATCAAAGGATAGCATGACAAACCCAGACCGCCAGTCTTTGGGGCCATCTTCACAGTATTCAAAGGTAGGGCTCATAGGATCGGCTAAACAGCCCGTTTGAACGCCCCAAAAGGTATTCTGTTGATAGCCGTTTATAGGGCTTGCACAGAGCACATGGGTGTGTCCTGTGACGATGTTACAAAAAGCCGCCTGGACGTTGCCATAGCCCGCTGTACGGCCTCCTTTGAGGCGATGCTTGATAACGGTATCCTCGCCCACCCAAAAGCTCCAACAAGTCTCCCAATTCGGGAAATGGTATTTCAGGCTGAACCCGTCAACACCGCTATATTCAGGAACTTTGTTGACCAGCCAAGATTCATACCGCATATCGTGGTTACCCAGTGTCCATATGAGTCGGCAACCAGCTGGCCTGACCTTTTCAATTTCGTTTAAATGCCAACGACAGGCTTCTAATTCTTCTAAAACTGTGGGTTTGGCATCGTAATTGATGGAAGGAAAGCGAGAGAGAACTTGTCCGTCAAACGCATCACCGTTACAAACGATGACTTGGGGCTTAAAATGTTTGATAAATTTGATTAGGGCTTTGAAGGCGGTGGTGGTTTCATCTGTGAAATGGGCATCAGAAAAGACAATTACCCGTTTGCATTTGTCAATTTCTATGCCCCGTCTAACATTATGGGCAGCCAATTCAACTTTGGTGGGCTTCTTTTGATCCCGCTGGGAATTATGGGTAGGAAGCTCAATTCCATAGCGTATTTCTAAGTTTCTTCGCCTAGCTAAAGTGCTTCTAGGGTTTATACCTAGTTTTTTACCTACTAATGTGGGGCTTCCCAATTCTTTCCAGACCTTGATAAACTCTTTATCCGACTCTGTTATTATCTTCATATGCTCCCTAGCAAGATGTTGATGGGTACGGCAATAGTAGGTTAGTAGTATTTCACTTTTGTTAAACCCATGAATAATAACAGATTATGTATAGAAACAG